TCCGCGTGCGTGTGGTCGCTGGCCGCTTTGGCCTCCAGCGCGGCCACCAGCCCGGTTATAGCCGACAGGGGGTGCGCGTCAGTAGTCGAGCGCCCGGTGAGATCGTTGTGGATGGTGACGCCACCGCCACCACCGCCGCCACCCGTATTCAGCGCCCCGATCGTCAGCGTGATCGTCTGCGATCGCACTACCAGGGTAACGATCATGGCGAATCCGGATGCGGCAGTACTTCAATCTCCCCACCAAACGGCGTCATCACCACATCCGGCGCGGGCGTCTCGAACACGATCCGGAAGCTGTACCAGCGTCGATCGCGCCTGCGCGCCGTCGCTGCCAGCAGCGCATTAGTGACGCTCGGCGGGATTTCATCGATCTGGCCCGCGCCGCCCACTGCATCGCTGATCGTGATCGTCCCCTCCGGAACCGTCGGCGATGCTGCATCAGCCCCCGCCGTGCGCAGCCTGGCCATCCGCGTGCCCGCGATCCGATCGAGAATGTCCATGATGATCTGAGCGCCCGTAAGATCCACCGGCGTTCCATCGTCATTGGCGATTGTGAACGCCATCGCCGGCACTGTGTCCCCACGCACCCAGGCGAGGCCATCGGCGTCAAGGAAATCGAGCTTTGCGGGGCTTGGCATGGGTCAGAACCAGTTGGCTGTAACGCGTTGGCCGCGGGTTTGCTGGCGGATGCGAAGGGCTTTCGCAGTCACCGGCTCGCCGAAGTGATCTGCGAACATTTGCGCGTGGCCCTGCGCCTTCTGATCGTCGCCTGCATCGGCGTCACGGGTGAGGAATGCGAGGTGGCACGCCCAGTGCGCGAGGTACATATGCTTGTGCGCCGGGATGGCCGTTGGCGGCTCCAGCGTCGTGGATGACACCGTGAACCGCTCCGCGCCCACCGGCACCCGGAACCCGTGCAGCGTGAGCGTGCCAACCACGGTTGGAATGGGCGTCACCGAGTAGGATCCGGTGTTGACGTCGACAATCAGCGCCTCCGGGATGTCTCCCGTTCGATCACGCCACCGCGGGTAGTCCTTGTCGGCGACCTCGAGCGACACGACATTCAGCGGCCGAAGCAACGCGCTGTGCGTAGCCGCCGTGATGTCGAACCAACCGGACGGCAGCGTGTAGGCCTGCTGCGCCACGGTGAGCGCCTGGCTGGCTGAGGCGCGCATGAGCTTGCCGCGCGTGCACGCCTCATCCATGGCCGCATTCAGGCTTTCGACGCCATGATCCTGCGAATGCAGGTAGGGCTCGGCCGTGTCATCCATCCACTGGCGCCATCGCGCCAGCAGCTGCTTGAGCGTCACGCCTGCTGCGTCAGCTTGGCGATGCGGTCACTGACCAGCGTCAGCACCGTGGTCCGCGGCGGCGGGCTGGTGCGGGCCGCTTCGGTGTCCAGCAGCGCAGTCAGCACGCCCAGATCCTCGATGCTCGGCACTGCCGCGCGCAGATCGGTCACGCTGCTGCCCAGCAGCGCCGACACGCGCTCGCGCTGCTCGTCGGTCAGTGCGCCAGTCGTTGGCGGCAACTGCGGCGGTGCTTCCGGAGCCTGCGCACGCTGCACGGTCGGCAGCTCGTAGGCGCGGTAGCCTTCGGTGATCGACAGCAGGCGGTCGCAGTGTGCGATCTCGTTCACTTCGCACACGTGCGGCGACTGCGGGTTGTTGTCGAGCGGCCGAAAGAAGTAGTCACGGCCGCCCAGGTTGATCGGGGCGTTCGGCCGCTTGATGAGGGATTCGATAAGCACGGTTGTCGTCCTTGTGGAACGTGGTGAAACGAGAGGGCCGCCTCGCGGCGGCCCTCGCAGTTACTTCCCCGTTTCCGGGTTAGTGCACGGCCTTGTAGGCGATGTCGAAGTAAATCGTCTTGCCGACGACACCCGTGGCGTTGGCCGTCTTGAACAGCGCCTGCAGCAACCGATCGCTGGAGCTCGTCAAATGCGCCATCAGCGCCGCGACGTTCGCGCCGGCATGGTCGAAGAACCCACCGGCGTTGCCCAGGGCGATGCCGTCAAACAGCACGTCAGCAGCGCCGCTGAACCCGACGTCGAGCGTCAGCGTGGGCGCTGCGTTGCTGTCCAGCTCTTCGCCGTAGACGCGGCACAGCTGCGGCACCAGGATGTGATTCGCCGGCACATACAGCACGTCGATGGTGTCGTTGATGGCGGGCGCCACCGCGGCGCCGAACGTGTAGCTTGCGGTGACGATGACGGGCACGCCGATGCGCTCGGCGTGGATCGGCGCGTTGGACGCTGCGCCGCGGTTCGAAACGAAAGCAGTCATTGCGGTAACTCCTGAAATTGAGCGCGGGTTGACGCTCCGGCATTGCTGCCGGAGTCGTCAGTCGCTGGTTGGATCAGCCCGGATCGGCGGCGGCGGTGTCGATCGCAACCACGCCGTAGTCGTAGGAGTTGAACTGGGTCTTCTTCGCACCGACGATGACATCTGCGCCGATGATCAGATCGTTGCCGCGGTTCTCCATTTCCTCGTGCCAGGAGAAGCGCAAACCCTCGCCCGGGGAGCCGAACGCCAGCACACCAGCCTGGCGGCCGAGCAACAGCGCGCGACGGGCCACCACGTTGCTGCCGGCACCGTAATCGTTGAACCCGATCACGGACTCGTGCGACTGCAGGATGCAGTTGCGCAGCATGCCCAGCGCTTCCCCGAAGATCGGGTTGTTGCGGCCTTCCGCGCCAGCGGCAGACTTCTGGATGTCCAGCCAGTCACCGGTGGTGGTCGACGTGCGCAGGTCGTGTTCCTGGTACGTGTGCATCAGCAGCACCAGGCGGCCATTGCCCTCGACGTTCGACGGCTGCAGGCGCGTGAGGCCATTGCCGGCCGAACCGCCACCCATCGTCACCGCCTTGGTGACGGCGCGCTCCACGACGGCGCGGGTCATCTTGCCGGCAGTGGTGAGCGTGGCCTTGCTGGTGCCGTCGCCGTACATCTGGTGCGAGGCATCCGGAGCCACGATCGCGTTGTTCGCGCGACCAGTCCAGCCGACCGGCCAGATGAAGTCCGGGTTGATGCCGCGTGCGCCGGAGATGTAGATGAAAATCATCTCGTCGAACAGGCGCGCCCAGTATTCACGCAGGCGAGCACGGCCGATCGTGCGCAGGTTGTGGAGCGTGCGCTTGCGGGTCATCTTGCCGCCGGCGTTGACGCCCTTGTACATCTGGTCGATGCGAACCGCGTCCTGGAAGAACTTGAGCTGGCTCTCGGAGCCGGCACGCTGGTTGTCGCCCTCGATCGGAACGCCGCTGACTGCGACGCTGATGTCGTACTTGACCTCGTCGCCGTCGTCGGATTCGAGATCGGTGCGGAGCTGGATGGGCATGGTGTCGCCCGCGCTCATCATCTTGCGGGTCCACCAGCTGGACTTGGAGACGTCGACGAACAGCGACGCGCTCCACAACTTTACGGCTTGCGGGCTGTTCAGCCCGACAATGGTCTGTGCCATGACATGAGTCCTCGATTACACGGGAGTGGTGTTTTCGGCACTCATGCGCCTGGGTGTAGCGTCAACAGCACTCGTGCGCTGTTGGTTCGCCGGACGCGTGAGCGTCGGCTGTGGTGCGGGTACTTGGGTGACGCGGTCCGGCCCATCGATGCGCAAGCGCACCCGCGGGCCGGTCTTTGCCTCGATGGTGACGGTTGTCTCGCCGATGCGGACCTGTGCGCCGGGCGCCAGATCCAGATGCAGTGCCATCAGGGCTTGTTGCGCGCGATCTCGAACGATGAGCCGGGCGTCTTGGCCAGTAACTCGTCGAGCGCTTCCGGCGACATCTTCATCAGCGCCGCCTCGGTTGCCTCGATGTCCATGTTGGCCAGGGTCTGCACGTCCTGGTGCACCACGGTCGCCGTCGCGGCCGCCGGCAGCCCGCCCAGCCGCGGCGGAATCTCACCGCCAACGGGCTCTCGCACCGGTGGCGGCGTCGGTGTCAGCGGCTGCGCAGGGATTGCGGTGCGGAACCGCGCGTGCGCCTGCGCCAGCAGCGCGGCGTTGTCCAGCTTGCCACCCGTTTCCTGATCCACGGTATTGATCAGCGACTGGAAAATGCTGAACCGCGTCGGATCGAGAATGTCCCGGTTTTCCGGCTGCTGCAGCAAAGCGACCGACATCTGCTCGAAGGTCTGCGTCTGCACCTGCTGCGTGTGTGCGGCGAACTCCTGCGCCAGCTCGCCACGCATCTCGGCCTTGGCGCGCGCCGTGGCCAGCTCGAACATGGCTTTGTTGTAGCCGGCCTGGTCGAGCTCGCCCTCATCCCATTGCGACTGCAGCGTGGCCAGCTCGGCATCGTAGTCGCGCGCGGCCTGCGCCGGGTCCACCGTGAGCGTCGGCAGCGTGGGCACCTGCGGCACCTGCACCTGCGCAACCGGTGGCGGCTCCGGCGCCGGCGGAGCTTCGGCCGCTGCCTTGGCTGCCGCCTCATCCGCGGCCTGCTTGTCGGCCGCTGCCTGCGCAGCTGCTGCCTCGTCGGCTACACGCGTGGCTTCCGCATCGAGCACGGCCCGCTCACCGTCAGTCAGGACGTCGATGCCGCCCTGTGTTTCAGTCGTATCGGTCATTGCACACCTGGGTTCATGTTTGCGTTGGCGATGACCTGGTCGGCGGTGGCTGCCAGCGGCAGCGACTGGGCGATCAGGCCAGCGGTTTCGAGCGCCTTGGCCTGCGTGGTCACGCGCTGTGCTTCGGCGTCCGCCAGCAACTTCTTGGCTGCGCCTTCTTCCTTGGCCACCTTGGCGGAACGCTCACGTGTGGCCAGCTCCTGCGCTTGCTGGCGCTGCTGTTCCTGCTGCTGTCGCGCCATCTGCGACTCTGGGTCGTCCTTGGCGGCCGGGTCTTGCTGCCCGTTGAGCGCGCGGATGCGCTTCACCAGCACGTCCTTGCCCGGCAGGTCGGTCAGGTCCACCGCGAGATCCAGCAACTGCAGCCCGATCTGCGGGTCAAGCTGGCCGATGGTTTCCATCAGCTGCTCCGCCATGGCCAGCCGCATCGTTTCGCGGTAGTCCTGCGCATCCACGGCAAAATCAGCTTGGTGCTTGGTGATGTCGTTCTGCCAGTCGTACGCGCCTGTTTCCGGGTTCCACACCGGCGTGTTGATCGCCATCCACTGCAGCGACGCCTGATCCTGTGTGACGCGAAACTCCATCGGGCCCGTGACGTACTGCTCGGACAGCGACAAGGCCTTTTGCCCCGACAGCTGGAACGCCATGCGGTAGTTGTCGAACAGCTCGGCCGTGGTGAGCGCGCCCTCGCTCTGCTTGGCCTGGATCGCTCGGCCACTCTGCGCGTTCGTGTCGCGCCCCAGCTGCTCGCGATTGACGCCCGTGCCGTCGTGAATGTGGGTTGCTGCCACCTCGGCCAGCTGCGCTTGGGAGGCGGCCAGCGTTTCACCACGCAGGATCTCGAAGCGCTTGCTCCCGGCACCGCTGCGCGCGGACTTGAGCAACATGATTCCGTCGGGCTTGGCCGCTTGGTGCGCCAGCTCGTCGATGTCGTCGATCGCGTCCTCGTCCGCAATGACCTGGTTGGCGGCTAGATGAAACTGCGCCTTGCTCATGCGCTTGTTGTAGTCGCTCTGCGCGTCGCGCACTTGGCGCACCACGCCATACGGCATGCCGTCCTTGTCGCGGCGGAACGCCCAATACGGAGTGAGGCTGAACCGATCGTGCCGGAATGGCATTGGCCCGGTGCGCAGCACTGCCGTCGGCACCCACAACGCGTAATGCACCTTCTGGCGCACCGTGTCAGACAGGCTGATCGCGCCCTGCTCGTACAGCTTCATCAGGTCCGGGTTGGTCGGATCGAACCACTGCCCGTTGAGGTGATCGCGCGACTTCATGCGCTTCGCTGCGATCGGCTTGCGGTACTGCGTTTCGATCACCGTGACGCGCTGGCGCAGCCCGTATGGCGAAATGCCCGCCCAGTTGCGTGAGACTCGCGTGCGGCCCCAGTCGTCGGCCTTGAGCCACATCTGCGGCACGTTCTCGTCGGCGTAGTCATCATCCATGTCGAAGCCGGTGCGGCCTTCGGCATTGGCTGCTGACGTGAGTACGCCCTCCATGCCCGGAAACATGGCAATGGCGTACTCAAGGTCGAGCGTACGCTTGCGGTGGATGTACCGCGCATCGCGCAGGGCCAGGTGGCGGCTGTGCGGGTCGTACCACACGTTTCGCCAGCTCTCGCGCTCCAGCAGCACCGGCGGATCGTCAGGGTTGCCGGTGACTGTCTCATCTGTCCAGCCCACGCCAACCTTCACCGCGTCCGCAAACGCCTGTGACCGCTCCCAGGCAAAGCCGTTGGTACCATCCAAGTACTTCAGGAACTCTTGTTTGGCCTTTGCCGGCTCCGTGTCCTCTTGCGTGCGCGGCCGCACTGCCCAGTCGACGCGCGCACGGCGCTCGGTGCCGATCAGCCAATCGACCGCCATCTTGATCTTGTTGAACACCAGCGGCGCCTGGTTGCGCGCCTGCAGTGCCTGGATCTCTTCCGCGCTCCACTGCTCACCGTCGTAGAACGCGGCGTCCGTGTCCTGCTCCAGCCGATTCTGCGCATGCCGATCGCGCGCGTCGTACCACCAGTCGCTCAGCTGGCGCAGCAGCTGCGTGTTGTCGCTCTGCTCCTGCTTCGGTTGCGCGCTGACAGTCGGCGTGCCCGGCTCCATGATCATCCGCGGGCATCCAGCAGAGTCATGGAGCTTCCATCGCTGTGCGTCATCTTGAGCACCACGCCGTGTGCTTCCAGCTTCTGCTGAAACTCCAGCGGCGTCTGCATCGGGTGCGGCGGCATGCGCAGCAGATCCGGCAACCACTCCAGAACAGCATCACGCACGCGGGTCGCATCCATGCTGGTCGGGAACCCGTACAGGTGCGCGGCCACCTCGATGCACTTCATCGCCACGCGCTTGTCAGCGGCAGCGCCGTCGGAGTGATCCCAAAAGTGCGCGTCGTCCATAAAGATCAGCCACGATCGGCGCATGTACGGATTGCGCAGCCGCATCATGGGTTGCCGCCGCGTTTCTTCGGCGCGCGATCCCCACTCGAAGCTGATTCGCAGGTCGCCTTTGCGGCCCTGATCGTAAATTGACGCACTCATGCGGTTTTCCAGTTTCCTTGGCTGCGCTTCTTGGCTTCGCGCCGCTGCTTTTCCGGTTCGAATCCCTGGGCGGCCTGCCTGAAAGCGTCTGCCCAGTGGTTGTCCCAACTCTTCATCGGGTGATCCCGGAACGTCTGCGACGTCTCCGACCACTCCTTGCGGTAGCTGCGCAGCGCCGGCAGCAAGCCGATGCCTGATCCCTCCGGCTGCTCGCCACACTTCACGCTGTCGAACCTGCACAGCGGCAGCATTTGCCGCGTCATGTCGATGCCATCGCCCAGCGACTCGATGCGCGGCACCAGCCGCGTCTGGAACCCCAGGCTTTGCAGCACCTGCTCGCGCGTCTTGCGGTCCTCGCGCGAGTAGTCCGTGTTGCCCGCGTCGTGCGGCAGGTACTGGAAGCCGTACACGTAGCCGTTGGCGAGCGCGCGCTTCTGCAGCTCCGTCGCGTAGTGGTGGATCGGCTCGCCATCGTTGGCGTAGCTGTCGATCCAGTTGTAGAACCCGTCGTAGTACTGCATGAACAGCAGCACATTGGTGTCGTTGTGCCCGATGTCCCACATTACGTGCACCGGTACCGCCATGCGTGGCGCCAGGCGCAGGATGCGGCCCTCGGACTCCGCCTTGTCGATCGCGCGGCCGTAGTAGGTGCCGTCCTTGGAGGCCTTGAACGCCTCTTCCGGTGTGGACGGGTACTCCCGCCACATCAGGTCGCCCTGTTCCTCGCGCTTCTTCGCGTACCAGGCCTTTTGCCCGGCCGACAGCGTGTAGCCGGTCTGATCCTGTACGCGGTCGAAGTACTCGTTCAACTCGTCGCTGATCTCGATGCCATCCGGATCGGTGCTGTACGTCGGGTCTTCAAACCACGGCAGGAAGTGGATCTTGTAATCCATCTGCCCGAGCTTCGCGGTGCCGGCAGCGATGCGCCGGCGCAGCGTGAGCGCGGTCTGGCACTTGGCGAAGAAGTCGCCAAGGTTGCCTTCGGCCGTGCTCTCGATCGTGACGTAGTTACCCGGCGCGACCGTGTTCAGCGCGCCTGATCGGATCTCCTGCGCTCGCAATGGATCGCGTGCACAGATCTTTCCATACTCTGAAATGTGCAACCACTGCAGCGTGCCGGAGCGATGCGACAGCGAGACGGTGATCGACGAGCCGTTGATAAAAACCAGCTCACCATCCATGTCTCGCCGTGTCAGCGATCGCGCTCCGCGGATGCTTGGTGGCAACCGCTCGTAGGCGTACAGGATCTTGTCGCGAAACGCTTTGCCGGCGTCGTCCTTGGTATGAAACACCAGGCCGATCGCCGTGTTTGAGCGGAACAGAGCCAGATCCAGCGCCCTGATACACGCCCAGGTCGTGATGCCGTGCTGTCGTGCCTTGAGCACAAGGTTCAGCGTGTGGAGCTCGTGCTCCATGCGCTCCTGCACGGCGTTCGGGCTGAATCGCACCGAATTGCCGTTCTTGTCCTTGATCCAGTACAAGTTGCGCAGGCGCCACGCGCGTGAGCTGAGCTTCTTGCGTAGCTCGTCAGCCTGTGAATCCGGTGTCTGCTCCATCGATCTCATCCAGCACGCTCCGCAATGTGCTGTCGGCGCTCGCGGTACCCTCCGGAGTCACTGCCGATGGCAGGTTGTAGGCCTGGCGCTGCAGGCCGATCAGGTTCTTGAGTGCGCCCGACAGCGACTGCGCGGCCTTCGCTCGCCCGCCCAGGTTCACGGCATCGGCAACCACGTCGCGAATCAGCGTTGCTGCGGCTTTCGTTTCGTCGCTTTGCACTGCCGCGCAGATGATGTTCAGCGCGTCGACCACCTGCGCGCGGTGTTCCGACACCGTGTTCAGCTCGTCCAACAGGCGTGTAACGCCATTCACGCCACGCGTGATCAGCCCGCGGTGCAGGTGCACGATCTCGGTGCCGGTCTGCACCAGGCGCTCTTCAACAGCCTCGGCCGTGAGCTTCCCGCCATCAGAGTCCAGCTTCTGCTGCACACGCTCTGCCACGCGCCTGCGGCGCTGATCCGGCGTGATGCCTTCGCGCTTGGCGCGCGTTCGGATCGTGGCCTCATGCACACCGTAGATGCGTTGCAGCTCTCGCGGCCCGTGCGTCCCGTCCGCGTACAGCCGCAGGATCTCTTCCCACGGTACCGCCCCATCATCCACACGCACCCCCTACACGCACGCACTCACGCACGCGTGCGCAGTTGCGTGGAATGCGTGTCATGGCGTGTAGGGCTTACCCTTCCCGCCCGGCAGCAACCCTGTTTCGATCCACTTGGCGAGGTCATCGCCGGTTACATTGCGTCGCAACTGGTACTTGCGCAGCGCCACGTCGATCCGGTGGGCATCAGCCGGGGTGAACATCAGGTCGTAGTCCGTCACGAGCTGCGACAGCGTCATCGGCTCGATGCGCAGGTCTATCAGCGCCTTGGCGTTCTCCAGCAGCAGCTGCTGGCGCTTACGCTTTGCCTCTCCCGTGTTGCTCTTGCCACCGCAGCCGCAACCACCACCAAGGTCAGCAATGCGAATGCCGCGGCGCACAAGCTTCTCGTAGGCCTTTGCCGTTGCGAGTACGTGATCAGTGTTTGGACGTATTGCTTGCGTACCGTATGCAATGTCCTGGCTGGCTAGCCGCAAACACTCCAGCCTGATCCCAATCAGCGGGTTCACTTGCTTTTCTTCCTCGCCCGTTCGTTGTGCCTGTAGATGCAGCCCCATAGGGCTTCGATGCGCTTTGCGGCCTGCGTGAACGCGGCGGTCAGCGCTTGTTCTTCCGCGGTGCTGTCGGCGCAGTTCGCGGCTCGCGCGGGCTCTGGCACGGGTACTTCCGGTACCTCACAGCGGATTGTCTCGTAGCGCACTTCGCGCTTGATTGGCGCTGGCGGCTGCGGATCGGGCTTGTTCGTACCCAGCGTTTCGCACGCTGCGCACATCATCAGGATGCACACACAAAGCCAGATTTGACGCATTCAACGCACTCCTGAGCTGCGCACCGATCGATCCGGAGCGCGCAGCCAACTGTTGGATAGATTCATTGAGCGCTGCCACCTCGACGCGCTCTTGCGCGTCCTGAGCCTTTCCCGATTCCAGCTGCTCGACCAGGTCGGCATTGGCCCTCTCGCGGTCGGCGATTGCCTGGGCTTGCACCTCGATCAGCAGATCGTTGCGGCCCGACTTGTAGCCGTCCTGGTGGATTAACCACGCGGCGCACGCCAGTCCGGCCAGCAGCAGCGCCCAGCGAATCCACTCAATCACTTGCCGGACACTCGCGGTGCGCGGTACATCGAATCGTTCACGTAGCACCCGAACCGGAACATCATCAGAGCCTTTGTGTAGCCCGGCTCATAGAGTGCCAGCATGATTCTTTGATGCAGCGGAGCCACTGGCAGTAGGTGCTGCGGCAAATCGCGATGGTCGGTCACACCGGCACCCACGCATCCGCAGCCTTCACCTCGCGCACATACGCATCGATGAACGGTCTTGCCATCGTCTCCCACCAGCTGTCGAACACTGCATCGGCAATGCCAACGGTCGACCATGCGGCGCGCACAGCGGCCTGCACCTCGATCAGCTTGTCGTTTCCGCTGGCGGCAGCCGCGAACTGCGCAGCGCGCACCGCAAGGCGCACGTACTCAAGATCCGCGATCTGCTCCGGCTCCAGCGCTGCGGCCTTATCGCCCAGCACCATCAGCGCCTGCGCGTAAGCGCGTCGCTCACGCCAAAGCACCTCGATCGGCGGCAACTTCTTCAACTTCGCCCGGATCTTTGCCTTGGCGCTGGACACCCAGCCTTTCACAGTCTCGAACACGATGCTCTCCTACCGATCGGACGGCGTTACCGTCGCTCCGGCTTTGATGGATGGTGCCAGCGGGTAGTGCGTATGCGCCGGCGCACCAGCTGGCCACAGCACATGCACCACGCGGTCAGCTGGAAACGATGCGATGCTCACCTGATTGCCCTGGTTGCCGCCCAGCAAGTGCACGCGCCCGGGCGACACTGCTTCCAGGAACCCCACATGCCCGGATGCCGGTCCGCGGTCGCTGCTCAGCACCACGATGGCGCCGAGCACGTTGTCAGCCACGAGGCACCGGATGCCCGGCTCGAAGCCTCGCGCGCGGCCAGTGCGCGGGCTGCGGTACCCCGCAGTCTCGATCGCAGCGCACGCGAAAGCGGCGCACCATGGCGTTTCGTCGTCAACGACGTCGAGCACCACCTTGCCAATGTCCCAGTAGGCGACGACTCGCGCGTTGTGCTTTGCGCCAACCACCTCGCGCGTGCCAATCTCGCCGCGCGCCCATGTCAACCAGGCGGGAATCATCACGGCACCTCATCCTCATGCCGATCAGCCTTGCGTCGGCGCTGGGCGGGCAGCGGCGGCAACGCACCACGATCCCGAAACCAACCGGCGAACCAGCGTGTCCACGCTGCCTGTGCCAGTCTCAGCGATACCCAGGCCAGGAACGCCACCACGGTCGACAGCGCCAGCATGGCCTCTGCCGTGTTTGGCAGCACTGGATCCACAACCTTTGCGTCTTCCGCGGCCTGGACGATCGACGCATGCGTGAGCCGCTGGAACAGAAACGGCGTGATGGTGATCGATGTCAGCGACGACACGGCCCACTTGAGGCCGATCGTTTTACGGGTTTCGGTCGGCGCCTCCGGGACGATGGCCACGCTGAGAAATCCTCCGATGATTCCGCCGATCGCAGCAACACCAAGCGCACTGTAGTCCGGCGGGAGGATCGCTGTAGCCATACCTGCCGATGCCAGCGCATATGCAGGTAGGTCGGTGACGTGCTGGTGTGACACGGGTTAGCCCCCGCAGAACAGCGGCCGGTACTGCCTGCACAGCCGCGCGAGGTGCGGCTCAGTTGGCGCCACCACGATCGGCGGATCACACGTAGACCCCGTGTAGGCGGCGGCACGCTGCCAGTCGGGCGTAGCCGGGCGGTTCACGCCGATGGCTGCAGTCGGCCCAAGCGACGCAATCTCGATGTTTCCGCGCGGCGCAAGCAAAGGCGGCTGGTAAAGCTCAAGAAGCAGCGGCAACTCGATCTCACCACCCTGGACGCCAAAGCCGCGCGTGTAGCCCACACCCTGCACCACCACCATCACCGTGAGGCGGTGGACGCAGTTCGGAAACGTCCCCACCGCGTCGACCAGGATCGACAGCTGATCGACGTTGTAGCTGCCGTCATGCCGGATGTACCAGCCGGACTCGCCCGTGCCGATCGTTTTTTCCGGGGCCTGCGGCACGACCACTGGGCCAAAGTCCTGCAGGTATTTTGGTGCGGCGTGCACCTGCGCGCACAGCAGAACGCACGCGGCGATGGCCGCGATCAGGAATCGCATGACGATGTCTCCGTTTGGTTGCAGTGGCTGGATTCGAACCAGCGACCTTCGGGGTATGAGCCCAACGAGCTAACCAGCTGCTCTACACTGCAGAAGAAACGCGGCGCGAGGCGCCGCAGGTGCCCGAATGGCGTCGTCCAGCTAGGCTCTGGACATGATCGGACAATGCCTATCGTAGTGGTCAAAGTGGGCCATGTCGCGGCCCAATTTTCAGCCTACTCGCTCAGCTGTTCCCGCAGGTGCTTGACCGCCTGCCTGCGAGCCGTCAACGCTTCTTGATACAGCCAGTCATACGGCCGTTTCCACGCTCGTTTGTACGTGCTCCAAGGCACCTCGATGGACCG